GAATGCCTTCTTCCATCACATTAGTGTACATAACTATACTCTTAGAAGGCCCACTTCCTGTCCAATTCTTTCCTCCTGAATCCCTTGATCCAAAAGGAATGCCCCCATAAAAACCGTCTGCTACTCTAAATCCCCCTCTTATACTCATAAGCAAATCTCCCATCAACTGCCAAAAACCCCCTCCTTTTCCGTGCTCTGCTTTCCATTCTGCATATTTAGCATTATATGCTTTATATTTTCCCACAAATTCTTGTCTTGTAAGAGAAATTCTTACTTCCTCAGCATATTTGATTGATAACTGTCTTGGTAATTCACCTGGGCCTGCAATTTGATACCGAACTTCCTTATCAACAGCCTTGATCTTGTCAAGTATGTTTTGAAGTTCTTTTTTATCGTACTGAGCATCTATTTCTATCATACTTTATTCCGTTAGAGAAAATACACTTCAATTTATAAACCCATTTAGTATTGTTTCAATTTTATATTTCTCAATTCCTTTAACAGGAAGAAGACAATCTTTTTTTAATTCAATTTCTGATTTAAACAGCCTTGGTGCAATTGTTATTTCCTTCCCTTTCTGTTTATAAATCTTATAAATATCTGCTGTCCCTTCTTTAAGAAAGATTGGGATTGCTACATTTAATTCCTCAGTAAGAACTTCATTGTTAAACATAAACATTTTCCATTTAGTTTTTGCTACTTCATTAAAATTTCTATCTTCCAATACTTTCACATCACACTCAATTCCAACAAATGATTCTATTGTTTTTTCAGTCCTACTATCAGCTAAAGGAATAATAAACACAGTCAGCATTATCTTTTCTCCAATGTGAAGAACCCATGAGCTTTAGGAATATGAATATAACTTTCTTTAATTCCATCTACATGATATGAAAAATTTATCACTTGCCATCCTACTGTAGAAAAAAATGTCCCCCAAAATGCTGCACTTTCACAAATCAAATGGGATTTATCAAGGTTGTTTACTTCTGCATTATACTTCCCATTTTCTCCTAAAGGAATAACAGCAAACAAAGTGCTTGTGTGTAACTTCTGTAAAACCTCTGCTAAATCCCTCAAAGGAATGTGTTCAAAAACATCCTTTGCTATACAGAAATCAAAAGAAGAAGTTTCCAATAAACTAGGAGGGCGGCAGAAAGCTTTAACATCTTCAGGCACACACTTTAACGCATAGTCTGAAATATCAATTCCCCATGCCTCTCTACGCAAAATTCGTAATGCTTTAACTAAGTATCCTTTTGAACAGCCAAAATCTAAAATTGTTTGTTCCTTTTTAATCTGAAGATAATCAATCAAAGTCATTGCAAGAGGAATTGTAAGCTCAGGCACCCAGCGATATTGCTGATAAGCACTCTTACCCGACTCCAAACCTTCTTCATAATATTCACGATCATAAAAACTTGAGTTCATTATTTCACTCCTAAACAATTCTTACAAAGATCATGGGGCAAATCCTTTTCTCTTAAACGAGTATAAAAATCATTTGCTTTTGAATAAATATCTTCAGGAACATCAGTCATAATATTCCCAAATATAATATCTTCTTCAAGGCACATACAACACGGGAGTACATTGCCTGTCACACCTATAAACAAATGACCAAAATCAGCATAAGGACACCCATCAAACTTGACACAGTTAGGTTCATCAATTAAACCTGTCCAAGGGTTAATACAATCGTTGATTCCAATTGTTAACCTGTCTTCAGGAACTTTTGTTTTCCAAATTGTTCCCCACATATTCAAATCATCTTTTGTGATAAATCTTGTGACATGAGAAGTAAAAACAAACTTGATGTGCTCATACTTCTTTTCTCTACTATTCAATGCCTTGATAATCAATTCATCAAGTTTTGAATAATCATTTCTTTCTCCATTAAAATTAAAAAAATGATAAGAAATGAAAAGCCAAGTTAGATTAGGAAGTCTATTCAAAAAATCAAGGAAGTCCTCTGTCAGTAATAACCCGTTTGTATATAGATTAAATCTGAATTCAGGCTTTCTCATTGCAACCTTAATCATAAAATCCTTTAAATTACAATTAGTTAGCGGCTCCCCGTCTTTGTGCCATATGACAGTCGGAGGATAGCCTAATCTATCTTCTTCATTCTTTAAAGGAGCAATGTATTTATCAAGGACAACATCAAAAACTTCTTTTGACATTACTTGTCTCTTGCGTTTCATTAAATGTTGTGGGCATTCACTACATGCTAAATTACAGCAGTTGGAAGACTCGATTTGAATATTCATTATAACGCCTCTGGAATAATAAAACCTAAGTTATCATTCATAAGTTTCAATATGTCCTCTTCCTGATTCAATTCATGTACTATTCCTCTATAACTTTCTGGAACAAATTCTTTCCAAAGTTTATCTTCTCGTGCAATCCACATTGGAGCACATGATTTAACAAAATGGTCATCCACTCTATGTTTTTTCCAATCGTAGGCACGGGTTCCACCCCACCGATGGATAAACTGAGGATCAGCTTTACTTCCATAATAAGTACCTTCAGGAGCAGTGTGCCCAGGAAACTGCATATAAATATGATCTACAGGCACTCTCGCTTCTTTCCATTCTCCCTGCAATCTACAATATAACCATTGTCCAGGTTCAAACCATGCTGCTTCAGGAACTCCTCTTACTATAGCATCTTTCTGAACATCTGTCGGATTTTTAATTCCTCTTGTTTCAGCAAAACACCCCACAACATCTTTAATTGTATTATCCATCCCAGGAGTATTATCAGGTTTATTTCCTCTAGGATGCCAAAACATTCCTTCATTATTTGCCCTTGCTTCTTTATGGTATTGTTGAAGCATATCTACTCGATAAAGAGTAGCAGAAGGATTGATATTATAATGATGATCTCCCTCATGCCAAAAGAAACCCGCAAGCCCTATTGTTGGTTCATCTTTCATAAAATTAACATACCAATCAAGCCATCCCACCTTCATAGCTTGTGTATCCGTTTCCATTGCAAATAAAAAATCATACCCTTTGCCTTCAATTGCTTCTAATATCTCCTCAAGAGCTGTAGCATGACTATGTTTTCGTCTCACACAAGGAATTACTGTTATATTATGACCCAAATCAGATTCAGTAACAGCTTTTATTGAAGGATGTCCAGGCCAAGTTTCTGCAATATAAATATCAGGCTCAATTATATTCTCTAGTGTCTGTAAACTATGAACTGCTATCTGCAAATATTTTGCTGTGTGCCCATGTGCGATTGCAATTGCCACCTTTGTCATTTCAATTTCCTCCTTCGGATTGAATGTTAGAAAGTTCATCTTCAGACACAATTTTTGTGCCTATCCAATACCAACTGCCTATTTTTTGTAAAGGCATTCCAACTTCCTCTACAAATTTATTCACTGTATTAAAAACATCAGGATTATTCTCATGATAGTCATCCCAAGCAATACACCAATCCCCTTTTGTGTTTCTATTTTCCCAAGCTCTCCAAGTATCTAACTCAACTTCAGGCAAAAAATGACAAGCATCTATAAAGCATAAATCAACTTGATTGGGCATAACACACTCATAAGAATTAACAATTGTTAAAGAATAATTTTGGCAATTGTGCATAAATGGAGTATACCCTGTCGGAAGATAAGAAAAATCTCCGTTCTGAAATACCCCTGAAATATCAACCCCGTATATCCTTGCTTCAGGATTCAATTTGCACAAAAGTAAGGAAGTCCACCCTACATTAACACCCATCTCAACAATGACTTTCGGTTTGAATAGCATACTTAAAGTTGCAGCAGCAATACATCCGCATCGTTCTACAGTATCCCAAACAAATCTTTCATAAGTACGATACCGTTGAAATGCAGTATCTTCAGCACTTATGAAAGCAGGAAACTCATAAAACTTTTCTTTATCAAAACTCTCAATTGCGAATTTTTGCCAGTCTTTCATTTTACAGCCTTAACTTTCTTTGCTTTCAATTCATTTTCTTTTCTCAATAAAACTGTATTCCCTTGCCAAAAATCAATCTTTTCCCAATTCTTATTTACTTCTACCCACTCAGCAATTGCTCGTTTTACCCCTCCTTGAATTTTGTCTGTTTCATTTCCTTCAAACAAAGCATCATCCATCAGCATATTACTTGTTATTAAAGAAGCTGATTTCATTTCCGACATCGTATGCTCATAGGTATGAGAAGTATCAATGAAAATCATATCATATCTCTGATCCTTTGCCACCTTCTCATTAAGAAAAGTCACACTGTCATCATATTTAAATCTCCAAATAGTGTTCATATACTGTTCATATCTCACTCCTGTCATTCCAAGAGGATTTATTTCTACTGATTGTAAATAATTCCCGCTCTTCTCAATATATGCAAGGAACACAGAGGTCGAAATTCCTGAATCTCCTCCTACACCTAACTCAAGCATGATTTTAGGCTGAACTACGTCTAAAGCCCCCTCATAACTCGCGGAAAGGGGAACTCTAAGCATATTTACAAACCTATGTGCTTGAAGTTCAGTTTCAAACTCAAAACAGCCTATCACCTTATCAACACATTGTTGAACAATATCATTGGTGTTGGGTTGATATTCTGCAAGGTGTTTATAGTTTTTCCATTCCTCAATTTGTCGAACAGTCACATTATGCCCGTATTGTAAAAGCCATTCTTTTGTTTGCTGAATTTGATTTTCTTTGCTTCCATAATATTTCAGCAACCATTCTTTAGGCATTATAAACATTATCATTTCCTCCTTAAATAAAATTCTTCATTGCTGAAGGATTTATAATTTCATGCACTAAATCATTTTGTTTTGTAAAAACACAATGTTCACAGTTGTTTGTTTTAAAAGGAACAATCTCTGTTTTATATTCATCTTTTAACTCTTCCATCTTACACCATCTATATTTTTCATGAAAACTTCTTTCAGCATCATTATTCAACACAACAGAGGAACATCTGTAAACAAACTCATCGTGAAGAAGGAAGGGTTTTACCATTCCCCAATAACATAATTTTGGTTTCTCAAATATCTTTGCTTGGTAAAAAAAAGGTTCCCCCCACTTTTCAACCCATCTTACATATAGTTTATTATTTTTCTGTTGCTGCTCCTCAGTTGTTTGGCAATCAGGGACAACACGCACATAGGCAGGGGAATATTTTTTAACATGAGTTTTCAATTTGAGCATACTTTTTAAAGTAGATTTAGCATTAATAACATAGCTAAAACCAAGTGTTGTGTCTTTAGGCAGTTCAGGGATTTCTACTTCCTCAACATAATCTAAACAATTCATCGAAATGCGAATCCACTTCAGGAAATTAAGTGCATTTTTCTCTATCTTATCAAAGCCTAAACCATTAGTAATAAAGCCCTGTTCAAATCCTGCTATTCCTGATGCAATTATTACTTGATTTATGTTGGAATATAAAGAAGGATCACCTCCTCCTGTCCACTCAACTGTTTTTGCTCCTAAAGACTTCATATCAGCAAGAAAATCTATAAGTTTTATATACTCCAACTCTTCTTGTTTGTCTCTGTTTGTATTAGAGCAAAAACAACAATTCAACTGACATCTTGAAGTAGGTGCTATTTGAATGGAAATAGGAGAAACTCTATTATGTTGAAGTAACTCAACAATATTGGGATGATGTATAAGCTTATTTCCCATTGAAGTAAATTCTGCCTCTTTGTTCATACTTTCCCCTTTCAGCTTCTATAACAGATTGTATTTCTTGAAATAGTATAAAATGACCTTCAGGCGTTAAATGAGTTGTATCAACAACATATTGATCATATTTATTCCAACAATCAATGTAAGTGATGTTGTTATATTGCTTTGCAAAACACTCAATTACATTCTTGTACTCTTCAGCTTGAATTCTCCAATGAGAATGAATTCTTTTACTTTCTACATTCGGTTTACTTAACCCAATAACAATAACTGAGAATCCCTCAAGCATAGGTAAAACAGATGCGAAGATTTCTCCAAATTGTTCTGCTGTAAGAGTTTGAAAATATTGATTATTTTGTTCATTCAAATCCTTTGCAGCTAACAGCATCTTCGGAAGAACATATGCTGTAAACAAAGAATCTAACCCATAGAAATTAAGATATTGGCAACACCAGTAAATGAAATTCTTTGCTGGATGTGAATAACACTCAACAGCCCCTACATTTAGAATCACCCAGTTCTTTCTATGTCGTTCTTTAAGATAGTTCTGCAAAATATTTTTTACGTTCATAACAGTTAATCCGTTTATCCAATTTCCCTCAATAAGAAAAGGATACTTTTCTTGCAAATAATCTAAAGTGCTTCCTTTGCCTAGAGTAATATCCTCATCAGGCATTGGAGTGTATAAAGTTGAGTTTGCAAAGACTGTTAAGTTCATAAACCTTCCCGTAAATACTGTTCATAGTAATAATCTTCTTTGTGATGTTTTGGATAAGTTGCTCCTAAAGCAACATCCTCATAATGGAGCTTTGCACACAGTTTTCCAATTGTGTCTCTCTTATCTTTTACTGCTCTGTGGTAATGATTGAGCTTAGGAGTAGTTAAATTACAATAAATGTTTTTGTGTCCTGTTATTTGTTCATGAAGTTTTCGCACATACTTAATTGGACTTTCTATTCTTGTCATTCTAGCCTGCCAATCAGGAGCATTGCGAAAATCATTCTCTGCTTTTGTCTTCTCAAAATCATGCCAATCAATTCTAGGAAATGCAACAACATCATAAGCATCAATTAAAGAGTCCTTTATCCATCTTAATTGATGAAATTCTTTTTCATCTATAGTTTCATCCGCATCGAAGTAAACCATCCATTTGCTATCTGGATGAAATTCTTTCGTAAGTTCTCTCAACTGAGTTCTTGCAGGCCCATATCCTTCAGTCTGGATAATTTTACTCACGACAACTAAAGCTCCCTGATCTGTTGCATACTCTACTGATCCATCTGTACTACCAGAATCAACAATTATAATTCCTCCGTCAGCTACTTTTTTTACCCAATTAAACCACTTGGGGAGTTGTTTAATCTCATTAAAAATGTTTGAGCACACTGTTAATTTTCTCATTAGATTGTTTCCTCCAACTTCTTAATATTCTCTAAAATTGTGTTTGGGTTGTGTGACCCAGTGCACTTTATTGGACACTCCCTTACTCCTGCACTGCAAGGCCCCAAACCCATACAATTTTTTATATAGTCTGGAGACATCTCAATGAGTTTTCCCTTAACCTGCAAAGGTTTTACAACTGATGCATTTCCACTTCCAAATAAGCATACTTGTGATACTCCTAATGCCCCACAAAGATGTGATATAAAAGAATCAACTGTTACAGCAATAGCAGCTTTCGAGACTACCCAAGCACTTTCTCTAAAAGATAATTTACCTCTCAAATCAAGATCAGCTTTTGCAGGAAAATCATCTTTCCCTCCCACTTGAATAGTAAAATATCTGTCTCTCAAACCTTCAGCAACATCTCCCATATATTCGTAGGTGCGGAACTCAGCATCCCCGCCAGTTGTGTGGAGAATACAAATAGGGAGCTTTGTGTCTAAAATTTCATCAGCAATTGGATTCTCAGGAACTTTCAAATCAATAAAGAAATCATCAGGCTCATCAATCATTAATACTTTCCAATAGAAATCAGCAAGGATTGAATTGCTGTTTCTTCCCCAGTGTCCAGGAAGTATTCTCTCTCCGTGAGGATTATAAACAAACTTGTATTCCTGTAGTTTTGCTTCATCCCAATCAAATATCTCATCAATATAAGGATTGCCTACAATAATGTCCTGATACTTCTTTTGTGTCATGTAATAAAAAGGAATGTCAGGATTTCTTTTTTTAAGGTCTTTAAAGCAACGGGTAGTCATAATCACATCCCCTGCTGAAGAGTGTTGAGCAAAAAGAATAGCCTCCTTCCGTGCCTTCTCCTTGCGTACAGGAGACACATAATTACATGCTTTATCAAGAAGGTTCGTTATATCTGAAACTCTTTGTAACCACTCAGTTGCTCTTCGTATCCCTCGATATTTTAAATCTTTTCTAAGAGTAACATCTTGTACTGATTTCATTGCTCTTACAAGATCAGGAAAAGAACAAGCTTTGCTTTCAATGAATGTAGAAGCTCCATTTGCTGCTAAGAGAGGAATATAAGCTAATTCTGTAGATGCAACACCTATTCCGGCCCCTTCTTCAATTAATTCTATGTGTGCTGTATTATTTGAAGCAATTACAGGTGTTCCACAAAGCATAGATTCAAGGACCGTCCAACTCAAACCTTCCTGCAAAGAAACATTCACAACACAATCAACAGCATTATAGACTTCAATAAGAGTTTCCGTAGAATAGTAGTGCCCCTGTTTTTTAACGAGCACATCTCCTAGTTTTCCTCCACAATCCCTTATGTACTGTTCTATATTAAAAATTCCTCTTTGACTAGCAAGTTCAGTGTGCAAATATAAAGCTGAATTAGGAATTTCCTTTTTAACTTCAAAAAATGCTTTTATTACTCGAAGAGGGTCTTTCCTAAATTGATTGTGACCAAAAAAACCAAAAAGCAAAGTGTCCTCATTCACATGTTCATGAAATAATTTTTCTCTTGTTTCTTTCTTTTTTGCATCAGAAAACAATTTAAATTTTTTTGCATCAAAAAGAGGGGGTCTAAAATAATAAAGATTTGGAACACTCTCTACTAACATCTCATAGCCATATGCTGAATATACACACGGAATATCAATTGGATTAAAAAGAGATAGCCAATCCTGTCTAACAAAATGTGCATCATAAGGAAAAATTGAAGCCCAAATAAATTTATCTCTTCTTTTTAGTTCAAGTAACTGAGGATAGACTTTAGAATAGGTCCAAATATCTAATCCGATAAAACAAACAACATCAAATTTATTTTGATTCAAAAAAGAAACAAGCTGTGAAGCACCAAAATCATCATAAGGATTATTCCCTCCTTCAATGATTCTAACTTCAGAAGAAACAGGACACGAAACGGGAAAAGCAGCAAAAACTGTTATATCATACTTAGTTAAATCAATTTGTTGTAAACAAGCGTTAATCATATGGGAATTTCCTGAATGGCCATAAGGATGATCCCCCACCAATAAAAGTTTCTTCATAGATTGTTTTCTCCTATTCAATTGTATTTAAAACATTTTATCTTGTATCTTGGCTCATCTCAATAACACTAATTGCAGGATAGATGCTTTTCTTAATCACGTCAACTTGATAATATTCTCCAGAACGTGCTTGGAACCTATCTAACAATTTTATGTTCTCTCCGCTCGCTATGTACATCTCTATTCTCGATACTGTCAGCAGGCCAAGCTCATCTCGGTCTGATAATTGATTGCCGGATACCTCAACCAACACACTATTAATTCCGGCTTTAATAGATTCCCATATTTGAACTTTATGATACGTCTGATCTTCCCAAACTTCACCTGATGATCGTAAAATCTCACCACTAACAATATTTGCTTTAAGAAATTGTGTTTCGTAAATAACAATAGAATCCTGAAACATATCAGGAATTTTTGAAGCAACAAGAACCCTTTTACTATTGCTAAGTTCAAGAACATCCCCTTCTACAACTATTGTATCATACGACAATGCCCCTTCAAGTATTGTCTCTTTTGCAAAAGCTGATGGATTTCCAATTCCTGAAGAAGCTTTTGGAATATCATAGATTAAAAATTCCCCCGAGAAATTGCCTGTGTCTCTCCTTGTGATAAAAGAAACCCCAACATCTTCTAAGGCTTTTTTTACATCGGCTCCAACAGACACTTTTATTAATCCTCTTCATTTGGATGTACACTTACTAAAATCTCAGAACAAGAAGAAACATCTCTTCCTAAAGCATCATAAGCAAATCCTGCTCCTACTACATGCGAAAACATTTGATATGCTGATACATTTGCAAATTTATAAGGATCATCATCCATTGCCTGTCTAAACTCATCATCCATTGCCTGAACAATGGATTGAAGATTTTTAAACTTGTCTTGTAATGAAAGTTGCTTGAATTTAAAAGACAAAAGATTTTCTGCTAGAAGAGCAAAAAATAAAGCCCGCTTAGTTCGCTTAATCAGCCATAGGATTTGAAAGTCGTCAGATGTAGGGAAAATAAACGGGCTCAATTCCCTTTGAGCATTTGAAATTGCATCAGTATAATCATCCTCAACAAAATTGGAAGAAAGAGCTTTTAACTCTCTCTTAATCAATATAACAGCATCAGAAGAAGTCATCTTACTTTACTTTCTTCTTTAATTTAACAGCAGATTTAACACTTACTTCTTCTTTGGCTTCTTGATTACTTCCTTCTTTGGCTTCTTCCCTGTTTTCTTCTGTCCCATTAACAACCTCCTTATCTATCTCAAGTATTCGCACACAACGAACATCCTTCAATAAACCTTGCAGGTCAGCGGGAAAAGGAGCAGAATAAACTCCTCCTTTTTCCCACACCTGCCCACCTTTGACTGTCACCAGTAATTGTATCTTTTTAATATTCATTTCTGATTGCCCTCCTTCTTTAAATATCAGGCTCTACTTCAACAACAATACCGGGACTCTGAATCTTTTCAGTAGGACTTCCGCTGCCTGAATAGATAGCTGTCCAATCTAAAACATCCCCGATAACAAATGAAGCAGTTGCCTGATTTATAACAGGTTGAATTATCCCTGTATCCCCTGCTTCTGCCCACGTAGTCTTTTGACCTATTGTAGCAGACTCCCCTGAAACATGACCAATAGATGGCTTCGTTGTGAAAATTGAAACCTTATTAATAGTCACTTCTCCAGAAAATCTAGGAGTATCAGCAACAGAAGCAGACGATCCGTCTTTAGCAACAGAAAGAATTACATTTGTAACTCTGCCCTTAAATCGAGCAATTCCAAGAGGTCTGCTAACAGAAGCAGCAAACTCACCTGAAATTATATCAGTAAAAGGAGTTAAAACTTCCGTTGCCACCTGTTTTCTAAAATCAGAAGAAGGAAGTGGCCCTTGATAACCTTTTCTTGCCATTTATCTACCTCCTTCTATTAAGTTACCGTCAGAACATAGATTGCATCCCTATTAAGCAGAACCGGCAAACCCTTATTCTGAACACGCAGCCAAATGCCATCTGGATCCCAAGTAGTCTCAGTATCAATTTGCATTCCCCTTAAACGATTAAGACCAAAAGGAGCCCGAATAAACTTAGCTATTTTCTGTCCTTCAACCGCAGAAGCAAACATACAAAACTTTGTTTTATCAAGGAATTTGCGAGTCATAGTGACCTTATCTTCCCCTGATTTGAAAGACGCTGTAGGAGCAGACGACACAGTAACCGTTCCAGCCTCAACATCTATAGAAGCAATCGTTTCATCTTCATATGTGCCTGCTGAAATGTCATGAAATCTCAAAGTTTCCCCTACAACAAAGTCCGTAGCATCATCTACACTTACAGACGTGGTAGAAGCTCCTGTAACTTTTGCAGTCAACCACGCAGAAATTACATACTGCTCATCATAGATCATTAGATTAGGAATATTCAGCAAAGAACCAAGAACTGCCACCGGACGGGTAAACAAATCCCCCTGACCGAAAGTAGATTTTGAGAGCAAGGTCTGAATTCCCTTATCCATAATCAACATCTGTAGAACTTCAGTCGTACACAAAGCATAATCAATCTTTGCCCCTATCGAATTCTGAAGAACTAACTGAGCATCCATGATGTCCTGAAGAACATTCACAGACGAACCCGTATCCCACTGATATGCAGCAGCAAGAGTCACAAGATTTGCAGAAGGAACACTATAATCAAGGGAGATTTTTACTCCGCCGGGAGCGGAATAAGTCATTGTTCCGCCTGAAAGCATTTGAGCAAACATCCACTCTTTACGACGATCACAACGATTCCGCAACATCAAAGTCTCTCTTGCAAGACGAGCCTGAGAAGAAAAATACTGATCAACAGTTCCCTCTTTGCGAAGGTTATTCAGGAACACTTCATCAAAGTACATCTTCTCTTTCCAGTAAGCTGTCATAGCTGATTCCTGTTTCACCCCTATAGGAGCAACAGTTTGAGAAGGAGCACCAGGAGCAGCAAATGGTGTCATCCCTCTATTCCCTACCTGACTTTCCCACTTAATTGTATCTGAATCTGCATCTTCTTCAGAAAACATATTCATCAAAACCAAATTGGGAGAAGTCGTGAACGCGGTTATTAGTCCCTGAAGTCGCTCAAGTCTTAGATCAGGAATATCACTTTTACCTGTCGGCATGTAGAATTCACCTCCTTTTTATTTAATTACAAGCAAATTACCGTTGCTAGTAGCAGAAATATCCGTCTTAGCAGCAGCATCAAGTCCTTCACAACTTCCCTCATACAAAATAGCATTGGACAACAGCATTGGAGCTAACGCCCCTTTAGCATTTACACCTGTTCCAGTATCAACTGAACTCATTAAAATGCCTGCACAGTCACTCCAACCATTCGTATTGTCAGCACCCATTTCAACATGAACAGCACCGCTCAAAGCAACAGTGATGCCCGTCGTAATATTTGCTGTTGCAGTGATCTTTGCCATATGAACATGCGTTGTCCGGTCGATTGCAGTAATTGCACCCATGTTTACTGCACTTGACGTTGCTGAATCAGTATCATATGCAATCAGATCATCCCCAACAACAAATTTGTAGCTATCCTCCATCGTTACATAACAAAACAAAGCAGCAGTTCCATCAGAAACAATGAAAGCATTTGCTTTCTGAATCTCACTAGAAGAATCAGGAACAGAAGGAGCATAAGGAACATACTTCCCAACATTACCGGCAGCACTCACATTCTTTGCAAGAGGAGTACCTGCCCTTAATATACCATATCCCGCTGCAATAGTTACTTCTCTTATCAAAGCGTTTTCGGGATTAGAATAAAAAAGTCTCTTGTAAGAGCCTTCTGCACCCTGAACCTGATAAGGAGTTTCTCCATGTATCGTCATCTAAAGCTCACCTCCTTTTTATATTATTGAATTGTCTGACCAGCTAACTTAGCCATGTCCTTTATCCAAACATTATCAGCTACGAACTGAGCAGTTTGTCCCTCTACTTCTTTTTGAGTAAAGCCCATCCCAATGATAGATTTGCTCACTCCGCCCTTC